TGTCGATATACTCCCCGCCGTTTGGTGGGTTGTATAACTATTCGTCATCAGAACGGGATTTATCGAACTGCCGGTCATATGAAGAGTTTTTCGAGCATTATGAATATGTGATAGCCGAGATTCTGCGGCTTACAAAGCCCGGTCGATGTACAGCGGTTCATTGCATGGATGTCCCGAGAACGGGCGCGGTGTTGGGTGGCGGACTTCGAGACTTCCCCGGAGACATAATCCGGGCACATGAACGAATCGGGACGGCAAACAACAAAACCCATCACTTCCGGTATGTTGCCAGATACCATGTGTGGAAAGAACCGCTCGGCGTCCGGCTAAGGACAATGGCAAAAGGCTTGTCTCACAAACAGATTGTAGACGATTCGTCTTTGTGCGAGTGTGCGGGCGCGGATTATATGTTAGTGTTCCGCAAGTCTGGCGACAACCCCGTACCTGTTGAACACCCTGTCGGGTTGACGAGATATGCTGGCGAACGAATTATGCCACCAGAGATTCAGGCCTATCGAGGACATGAAGGGAAACAGACCGAGAATAAATATAGTCATTGGATATGGAGGCAATATGCGTCGGCGTTTTGGGACGATGTACGTCTCGGACGAGTGCTACCGTACAAAGAATCACGAGACCCGGAGGACGAGAGACACGTTCACCCATTGCAACTTGATGTCATCGAGAGGGCTTGCGTGTTATGGTCTAACCCCGGAGAGGTTGTGTTGACTCCGTTCATGGGTGTAGGTTCTGAGTGTTACGGAGCGATTATAAACGGACGGAAGGCGGTTGGTGTGGAGCTGAAGCCGTCGTTTTACCAACAGGCTCTCAGGAACTTGACGGAAGCTGCAAAACACGCGGACGATATAGACCCTGATATATTCACTGTGGCTCAAACAATGATAACAGAAGGTGCCGTTGATGGATAAACGAGAAACGTGTCTGTCTCAATTCGCGTATCTGCACGAGGACGAGTGGCAACCGCAGATACATCGGTTGGTAGAAGAAACGGTAGAAGAAACGGATGAAGACGAGAACAGGCGAGGGCGCTATGAGTCTGACCCCGACGATCCAGAACAGGAGATGAGATGCCAGGACCGGCTCCAAAACCTACGGCGTTGAAAATATTGGAAGGCAACCCCGGTAAGCGGGCGTTGAACGATCGAGAACCCTCTTATCCCACGGCTATGACCAACGCTAAACCGCCGGCGTTTTTGAATCGTGACGGTAAGAAATACTGGAATGAAACGGCACCGCTCCTAATTGCTCAAGGAGTTTTGACTGAGGTAGACCTTGCATCTTTTGCGCTGGTATGTCAGGCTTGGGGCCGATATGTTGACGTTGAGAAGAAGCTGGCTAAGATGAGTTTGGTGATTAAGACAACCAATGGAAACATTATCCAGAACCCATTGCTGGCCGTTGCGAACCGAGCCTTTGACCAATATCGTGCGATGGCTACGGAATTTGGCTTGACACCTAGCAGCCGGTCGCGTATAGTAGTGGCAGCAAAACAGCCGGAAGCCGACCCGTTGGAAGCGATGTTGTCGGGTAAGAACGGAGACTGAATATGTAAAGTTATCCCCAAAGAATCTGTGAACTGATCCCTCACACATAGCAATTCATAAGCCCTGGACTGTGCGCACAGCGGTCTGGGGCTTTTTCTTTGGGGTCGAGAGGGAGTGTATGGACAAGGGCCAACAGGCAATTGATTTTATAAACATGTTGCCGCACACAAAAGGCGAGTGGAAAGGTCAACCATTCAACCTTCGACCGCACCAGTTGCCGCCGATTTATAATATATTCGGTACGCTTGATGCCAACGGCTACCGTATCTGTCGAACCTACTACGAAGAAATCCCACGCAAGAATGGCAAGTCCGAAAAGGCCGCGGCTATCGCTCTAAAACTCTTGTTTGCTGATGACGAACCGGGCGCGGAAATCTATGGCGCGGCTGGTGACCGGGAACAGGCCACGATTGTGTTCAACGTTGCGGCACAGATGGTACGTATGCGACCGGCCTTGATGAAACGCTCCAAGATTATAGACAGCCAGAAGCGAATAATTGTACTTCAAAACGGTGTACCAACCGGATCATTCTACCGCGCTCTCAGCTCTGAAGCATATACAAAGCACGGGTTCAACGCACACGGCATTATCTTCGACGAACTACATACACAACCGAACCGTGATCTGTGGGATGTGCTTACCACATCTACCGGCAGCCGCCGCCAACCGTTGATCTATGCGATCACGACGGCTGGGTTTGACCGGAACTCTATCTGCTGGGAACTACATGAGTATGCCGAAAAGGTCAGGGACGGGATCGTTGATGACCCAAGTTTTCAGAGCACGATATATTCCGCGCCGGAAGATGCCGACTGGACGGACGAGAAAGTCTGGTTTGCATGTAACCCTGCACTCGACGACTTCCGAAGTCTCGGAGAGATGCGGACGGCGTGCCGCCAGGCGCAAGAACGGCCGGCGGCAGAGAACACATTCCGTCGCCTCTATCTGAATCAGTGGACGCGAAGCGAGACGCGATGGATGTCGCTTGAGAATTGGGACGCGTGCTCAGGCGAAGTCAACCAGACAGAACTTGTCGGCCAACGCTGTTATGGCGGACTTGATCTCGCCAGCACGATAGACATTGCGGCTCTTGCACTAGCGTTTCCGCAGGATGACGGACACGTCAAAGTGCTTATGCACTACTGGATACCTGCTGAGAAGATGCGCGAACGTATAAACCGGGACCGGGTGCCGTACGATGTTTGGGTTCGCCAGGGTCTTATGACGGCGACCCCGGGAAACGTCATCGATTACACATCGATCGCTCGGCATGTCGAAGAAGCTGTCGAACTGTACAGTTTTCAAGAGCTGGCTTATGACCCGTGGAATGCCGATATGTTCGTTCAACAGATTCAAGAGTTTGCACGTAAAGACTTCTGCGTACCTTGTCGCCAGGGCTATAAAACGATGTCGCCGGCACTCAAAGAACTTGAAGGGCTTACAATGAGCGGGCGGCTTGAACATGGCGGTGACCCTTGCCTGCGCTGGATGTGCGATAACATGGTTGTTGTGACGGACGATGCTGGCAATGTGAAGCCGAGCAAAGGCAAATCGACCGAGAAGATTGACGGGATGGTTGCCCTAATTATGGCTGTTGACAGGGTAGTACGACATCCGAACGTGACGAGCATCTATAGTGAACGAGGGATGCGGGAACTATGAATGTGACGCTGAAAAACGTATGGTCGGGTCTCAAAGGATACCTGAGCCGAACGTCTATTGCGACGCCCGACGATCAATTCCTGAACTGGGCTACTGGTAACAGCCCGACAAAGTCAGGTGTCACAGTCACCGAATCAACCGCCTTGAACTTTTCAGCGGTGTTCGCTGCCGTCCGAATACTGGCAGAGACCGTCGGCATGTTGCCATTGGGCGTCTACCAGAAATTGAAAGCTGGTGGGAGTCGTCATGCCGAAGAGCATTCTCTTGACCCACTTATACGCTTGCAACCGAACGATGAGATGACGAGCGTTGAATGGCGCGAGCAGCAGATGGCGTCAAAGTGTTTGTGGGGTAACGGCTACTCGCAGATCATTCGAGACGGTGCCGGTCGAGTACGGGCAATGTGGCCGTTGCAGCCGAGCCGCATGACCGTCGAGCGGAAACGCGGCCAACTCCTCTATAATTATGCCCAGCTCTCGGGACCCGACCGTACATTTTTGCGGAGAGAGATTCATCATGATCGCCTATTTTCCTTGAACGGCGTTACAGGAATGGCACCGTTATCGCTCCATCGGGAAGCTATTGCTCTGGGCTTGGCAGCCGAAGAGTATTCCGCTCGGCTATTCGGGCAAGGCCAGCTAAACAGTGGCTTTCTTGAGCATCCGGGCGCGTTAGGTGACAAAGCCTACGACCGGCTCAAAGAGACGATTGACGCCGAAGGCGGCTTGCTTGGCGCTCACAAGACGAGAATTCTCGAAGAGGGCATGAAGTATCAGGAGATCGGGATCAAGCCGGCAGACGCACAGATGCTCGCTACACGCCAGTTTCAAGTTGAAGAGATTGCACGGATCTTCCGCGTACCACCACACCTGCTGGCCGATCTGTCAAAAGCTACGTTCAGCAACATCGAACATCAACAGCTTGGCTTTGTCGTGTTCTCAATCATGCCCTGGCTCGTACGCTGGGAACAGACAATGTCGCGCGACCTATTCTCGGCAGCGGACCGGTCAGCAGGCTACTACGCAAAGTTCAAGGTCAACGCATTGCTGCGTGGTGACATGGCAGCTCGGTCTGAATTCTATTCTAAGATGCGGATGAACGGAGCGTTCAACGCCGATATGATGCTTGAACTTGAGGACATGAACCCGCTGCCGGACGGCAAGGGTAAAGCGTTCTGGATGCCACTCAACATGCTTGAGGTCGGGGCGGCGGTGCCGGAGCCGAAGCCAGTAGAGCCAACGGAGAACGGACGGTCAGAAACCCGCGCGCGCGGGGCTGCTCGGCTGCGGCTCCGTAAAGCATACCACCAGTTGTTCCTCGAAGCAGCGACCCGGATTGTGAAACGAGAGACCGCCGATATTCGTAAGGCTGCGGGTAAACATCTGCGGACTCGATCGGCAGACGGGCTTACGTCATGGCTCGAAAAGTTCTACGCCGATATGCCTGACATCATTCGCAAGCAGATGTTTGGTGTGATGATGAGCTATGCTGAAGCGCAGAGCGATGCAGTCTGGACAGAGCACGGCGACGATATGGAGTTTGGGCCGGAGATGGAAGAGTTTGTTGAGAAATATCTCGGTGCGTATAGTGACCGGCACATTGGATCGAGTCTCGGTCAACTCAAAGCACTTCTACGGGAAGGCGATCCAGAGACGTTGCTGGAGGATGTTGAACAGCGGCTTGATGAATGGGATGAGAAGCGGGGTGAAAAGGATGCCAGAAACGAGACAGTACAATTGGCTGAAGCTGTGGCTCTGGCAGCCTTGGTCTTTGCAGGCGTTACGACATTTGTATGGCGGGCAACTGGCGGCGACCCATGCCCATTTTGCCAGAGCCTTGATGGTAAGGTGGTCGGAAAGGACAAACAGTTTGTCTCGGCGGGCTCCGACTTGAAAGCGGGCGGCAACACAATGCACGTGCGAGGACCGAAAATGAATCCGCCGGTACATGACGGATGTGACTGTCAGATATTCGCAGAATAAGGAGACATAGAAATGGGCAAGACGAAAGAGTTACTCCGATCGTTTGCGTTCGAGAGTCGAGCTAAAGACGAGAGCGAGAGCGATGGTGGTGTCGGTAGGCTTGTCGGTACAGCCGTCGTGTTTGATGTCGAAACTATTATCGGTGGGTATTTCAGAGAGGTTATACGGCCCGGCGCGTTCAAGAAGACACTTCGAGAGAGTGA